ACAATAATATTTACCTTTTGGGCAAGTTTTTGATGCTTCCATGAAGGATGTAAAGTTTTTCATATTCTTCCTACTGTCCTCGTATTTAGGCATTACAGATTCATCTACTTTTTTCTTTTTACCTGCACAATGTGCTTTCTGACTGAAACCTTTTGGATTATTGCAATCAATAGACTTCTTATACTTATCACTCCACCCCTCATTCATTCTTTTTGTTTTCTTTTTCATTGAGTTGATAAACTTTCTGTAGACTGCTGCTTCAGAGGTTTTACCCATTTCTCTTGCTCTTTGTTCCATAGCAACTGCTGCTTGAATTTTATGAGCATGTGATCTAGAAGAATTCCTGATCTTTGAGACAGATGCTTTAGCAGTAGCAACGTCCTTGAAACCAAGTCCATGAATAGTTCCTTTAGGATTTTCATCTGTATACAAATCTGAATGTTTTTTAGAACCTGCAGGTTGACCTTTCTTTCTAGGTATTCTTGGATTAGATTCTTCCTCTACATTGTCTTTCATTTCATCTTTTATTTCATCTTTTATTTCTTTTTTTAATTGTTCTCTTTTCTTTGCTTCTTCTTTTTCTTTTTCTATACTAGATTGTTTATCCTCTAAATCTTGTTTAAATTGTTGATTAGTTCTAGACGCCTTCTCCTTCTCCATTTGTTGCATCATTTTTTGTTTCTGCATCAATTGTTTTTTTCTATCTTCTAAGTTTTCAGAAAAATCAACAAAACTTTTCATTATTATCCCTCATCTACAACAGATGTATGCTCCCATCTCCAAATGTAAGGTTCTGCTTTTGCATCTGCCTCTGTATCATAAAGTTTTCTATTATCAAATGTTTCATCCCAAACATTATCACCCTTATAATAAACAGTTCCAACACTGGACATTATACTAGGTTTTTCTATGCGATATGCCATGTCACAAGTTTTTTAATTATTTAGATAAAAAAAGACCCCCTTTAAGGAGGTCTTTGTGAAATATGCAATATGAATTACATAAGGTTCTTAACAGCCACTCTTCTGTAGTATCTGTTAGAGTTGATGAGTAATCTACCAAGTCCCTTAGTTGTGCCTTCAGCAAATGGGTTAGCAACAAGACCATATCTAGTCTTAAAGCCAATCTTGGGTTGGAAACTCTCTGCTCCAACACTTCTTACCATTTGTAGAGGTACATATGGACAGTAGAATAATCCTGCATCATATGGTGAAGTTCCCTTGTAACCTACAACATAATACTGAGTACCACTGTTGTTAGCACCGTTTGCATTTGTTAGGTTAGCAGAATATGGGTCAATGTAGACTCTGAACTTACCATTGATTGTACCAGCAAATGTGTTACCAGTGTCATCAACATTTAAGTTAGCATTGAGTGCAGGTGTGTAGTCTAGGATACCAGCCATTGTTAGTGCAGATGCAACATCAGCAGAACAAAGGATCATGTTACCCTTTCCACGCCTTGTTCTCTGTGCAATAGCATTAGCATCTCTTTCAATCTGGAATAGAAGTCCTTTGAACTTCTCAACAGACCACCTACCATTACTGTCAACGTCTAAGTCAAAGTTACCAGCAGTGGCAACGTTTGCAACAGCACCCTGTTCAGCAACAAGATAGATTGTTCTGATCACTTCTCTGTTGATCTCAGCAAGAATCTCAGTTGATAGAATGTTTGCTAACTCAGCTTCTGCATTCAATCCATGGATTGCTTTGAGGTCTTGAGCTAGTTCTAAACTGTACTCTGCTTTTAGTGCTCTGGACTTAGCAGTAACAGTAACTTTCTCAATACTGAATGCCATCTGGTTAAAGGCATCATTGCCTGAACCATCAAGTGCTTCAGCATCACCAGTTGCCATACCTTGACCAACTGTGAAAGCTGCTGTGTTAGTTGATGCAGTACCAACTGGGTTAAGAACAGATGGGTTATCTCCTCTCTGTGTGTTTGTACCAATACCAGTGTTTACATCTGAGAATGGATTGGTTAATGTGTTGTCAGAACCAGCATCTGTACCAGAGAATGAAGTATCTGCTTCATTGAATAGTGCTTCTGTACCAGTCTGGTTAGTAAATCTGGATCTCATTGCAAAGATCAAACCTGTTGGTCCAGACATTGGCTGAACACCAGCTAGATCATAAGCAACTAAGTTAGGCATTGCCCTTCTAATCAAGGAGATTAAAACTGGGTCAAAACCTGCAACAGGACCACCTGCTGTTGCTCCTCCACCAAATCCACCTTGTGCGCCAGCTGCGTTACCTGAGTTGGTTGGTGATTCCATCAAGTTTATACCTGATGAGAATGCTTGTTCTTCTTTTAAAAATTTTTCTTGGTTTTCTAGCAAGACAGAGGTTACTGCTCTTCTATGACTATCTTTGATTGGATCAAGACCTTCATAGTCAAGTAGTGGTGCCCACTTCTCTTGCAAGTGTTCTGATTGGAACATTGCGTTTACCTAATTGTGTGAAATTTACGTTTGATTAATTACAAATTCAGTTCTGCTTTTTCTTAAAGCTTCCTAATGCTCTTACATAAGCATCCATTCCTGATGAAACAGGAGTAGGTGTACTATCTACACCTTCAGATAATGTTTGAGCGTTAGACACTTTTTTCGCAGATTCATTAGTTGTTCCACTAAAGTATGACTCTCTTAGAACTTCTAACTTTTCACGATATTTTTCTTCACTTTCAAACTCTACACTTTCAGCAAGTGAGCTGAGCTTTTCTTTTTGAGTTGCTGCCAACCCTTCAGAAACTTGATCTACAATATTAGTAGCAACAGACTCTCCAAGTCTCTTGTTTAAACCAATATTCTTATCAATTTGCTCATTGAGTTTTGTCTCCATATCATCTAGTTTGTCTACCATGCTCTCAAGCACATCATATTTGTCTTCAGGGATTGTTACATAATGTTCTTCAAAGAGACCCTTCATTCCAGAAAGGAATGATTCAGTCATTTCTGTCTTGAGTCCATGCTCAATTGCTAGTTGATTCTCTGTCATCCATTCTTCAGAGACATATTCAAGGTAAGAATCTACTCTCTCTTCTAAAGAGATTTTTAATTCTTCTTTTTCCTCTTCTAGTCTTTGTTCATACTGGATTTCAAGAGTTTCTTGAATTTCTTTTATCTTAGAATTAAGAGCAGCTTCAAAGATTGTCTTTGCTCTCTCTTTAAATTCCTCTGATAATTCTTCTCCACCTAGGAGTGCATTAACATCATCTTCAATGTTAATACCTTCATCAACTAGTGCCTCTTCTGTGGCTTCTTCTGATTGATCTTCAGAAACTACTTCTTGTGAGTCATCTAACTCAACTTCATCTCCTTGACTTAATGTGCCAGGAGTTGCATTGCCAGTAGGCATTGGATCTGCTTTTGCAGCATTTTTAGTTACTACATCACTAACCTGTTTGAGAGTCGCACCAGGTTCTTTTAACTTGGCAGAATCATCATCTGGTTTGTAATTTTGAGGGGTAGGACCTCCAAGATCCTCTACTTGGGCTGTGTTACCTGCAACTGAAACACCAGATGCATTACTACCTGCAGTTGGCATGGCAGTATCACCAGGTGTTGCATTAGCATTCACAGCAGTTTTAGATTGCTCCATTTCTTGTAATTTTGTACCACGAGACATTTGGATTTATTAACTTAAATCTATATTTATTTAGTAGATTAAAATTTTACAACGAATTTAGAAAATCGTTGAAAATGTTTAATTTATTTTCATCTAATTGTTTTTTATCAACTAGAGTATTGATTGATTTGTATGTTTTGGCAATTTGTTGTTCTCTTAGAACACCACCATCCCATATCCAATCTTTTCCTTCCATGATTCCTTCAACAAAAGCATCAGGAGCAGAAGGGTCTGCTACAATATCTGCAGCAGTGGATAACATGAAATCATCACTGACTACATTATATCCTTCTTTTGTTGGTTTTAATGAGCCAACACCTCTTGAGGAAACACCTAATTTTACACCTTCATCTATAAGATTTTTTGCAATATTTCCCATTGGAGTGTTCAATATTTTTGCCTTACCTATGAAGTTAGATCCATTCTCTTTTAGAGAAACAATCTTATGTGAAACCCTATCAAGATTAACAGTAGGACCATCTGGATGACCAAGTTCTCCAAGTGCTCTTCCAGTCACAATATTAGATTCATTGTATCTTTGAACTTCCTTTCTCAAGGTGTCTATTGGATACATTCTTCCATTTCTATTTTGAATATCTCCTTGTAAGAAAATACCCTCAATATACATTGACTTTTTACCATTGCGTTCTTCAACAATGAAGTCAACTGATTCTATTTCTTCTCTAATAAGTTTCATTATGCTCCACTGGTAACTTGAACTTGTTGGAAATGAACTGCTCCTGTTGCAGCAAGACCATGACCATTTGGTTTTGCTAGGGCAGAAATGTGAATCACATTTCTTAATTCAGCAGTTTGACTAGGTCCATCAACATATGCTGTATGAACACCAGCTATTGCACCATAAGAATGTGTAACTACTAATCTTGTGCCAAAGAAACCACCAACATTAGAACTATTGTTGATACTTGCAACTGGTTTATCTGTAAACTCAAAATGTCTATTCTGAGGATCTGTTACAGTTAAACTCACTCTTTGACCAACAGAGAAAGGACAACCAGTTCCTTCTGGGAAATCAACAATAACAGTTGTGTCAGTTGTTGTAACACCAACCACTCTTTGATTTCTTGGTTTTCCTATGTTAATGGTGACAGGTTCATGATTTGCTGGAACAATGAAATCAGTTGCTGTTGCTACAGCAGTGTTTCCAACAGCAACTGCTGATGTACACCCATCAGCATAAACTCTTACCACATCAGATTGATGTGAGAATTTTGCATGAGATGCAGATGCTCCACTCGCTATTGATGATCCACTTCCAACTGGTTGTAATGCCATTATCTTATAAGGTTACTATAATCCTATACATTATTTAGTAATTATTAACCTTATTCTACAGGTTCTAATTCTTCCTGATCCTCTACTTCAGAATCATCTTCAACTTCAGTTTCTAACTCAGCAGTTGTTTCTTCAGAATCTTCTAATTCTTCTTCACCATCAAATAATGATGATGCAACTTCTGGTCTTACACTTGTAATTTTCTCTGCACTTTTAGAGTAGAGAATATCTTTTATTTTATCGCTTACCTGTGAAGGTGATTCATCACTCACAAGTAAATCCATAAGTTCTTCCATACTAATTAATGTAGTCTTATAAGGTTATTTATATCTCCCCACCAGATGGAGTTTCTGGAGCTTCAGATTTTTCTTCTTCAACTTCAGGTTCTAAAGTATTTTTACCAAGAACTCCATTAGTTTGTGGGAGTGGTTGTCCAGTAGCTGGATCAATAGGAGCATTAGGATCTGGTATAACTCCTTTTGCTATTTCTTGTTTAATTTGTTTATCTTGATCTATAATTTCCTGATCAGTTTGTCTAAGAACTTTTCTTCTTATATAATCTGCAGAATAGTATTTACCAACATAAGGTTCAGCAGCACTAGCAAGATTCAATCTTTCTTGTAAAAGTTCAGAATCTTTGAGTTCAGCAAAGTGATTATCATATAAGAAATCATATTGAATATGATCATTCATAATCTCCCAATCCTCAGGAGTACAAACATTTTTTAGAAGTAATTGTGTTCTTAAGATATCACTAAAGAGATGTGTAAATCTCTTTCTCATTCTACCAACAAACTTACTAAACTTAACTTCATCTCTTAGGATTTCAGATGATCTACCTAATGAGAAACCTGCATCTCCACCAGCAATTCTAGTTTCTGGAACATTGAGTGATCTGTATAATTTCTTTTGGAAATAGTTGATATCAGTAATCTCACCAAGATTCTGTCCACCAGGTAATGTTGTGATTTCAGTTCCTCTACCACCTTCTCTTCTTGGCAACCAGAAATCTTCCATCATTGACATGAATTTTTTATCATCTCTCATCTCACCAG